AAAGGCGGGACCAAGATTTCTTGGGGGTGACTGGGACGGATACGGAACGAATGTTACGAGGGCGGCTGGGGCGGGCTTGTCTGGTGGTTACCAGCTGTCGAGACTGCTGTCGCTGCTGCTGCTGCTGAATAGGAGCACGGGGAACTCGCTGGACTGCCGGCTTAGTAGACAGCCGTGTTTCCATTGAAGCGATCTTGTCCGTGAGCATCTTAACGGTGTCGTTTGTGAGCTTCTTGCTCTTCTCACTCCGTTTAGCACCGAACAATGACGAGACGGTGTCGATAACGGTTGGTGCAGCTTGGAGCAGTATCTTACCGAGCGAGCCCCAGAAATTAGCGGCGGCAGGCAGGGAATCCGGGATGGCATGGTTCAAGGTGGTCGCGAGACGAAGGGCGGTCATGTCGTAGATGGCACAATTACGGATGAAAGGGGAGAGCATACTGTCGGGGAGCGGCTGAAACTCAAAACCGCTGATGGTCTTGATGCTGATGTACGGTGAAGCGGTAGTAGCAGTTGCAGCCGACGAGACGCTAAGACCCTCATAAAGTGTCCAGCCCCAGAGGAAGTCATTCCAGGGTAGGTCAGCGAGAATGTCGGTGCTGTTGCCAGGTTGACCAGTAACGTTGATGGAAGTAATCTCGCCAGTCCCGGGGCCGGCGTCCTGCCAGATGTAGCAAGGCATGCCAATTGGGGAAAAGACGCCGCCGCTAACTTTGTTCGCGGCGAAGTCATTGTACCGGACGTCGGGTTGGGAGAACCGCTGGACAACAAAGGAGCCCTCCTTGGCACTAGATGCAACGGAGTTCGGTGACATCATGAGCACCTGAGAAGGCTCAAATGGAAGCTTGCCGACTTGTAGCACCTGCACGAAGTTGTCGACGTCGAAGCCGAGAGAGCGCTTATGTTTAAGGATGGCGACTTCGGCAGAGCGCGAATCAATCGACGGATCGTCGATGACCTCATAACCCTCGGTGTCCGGATGGTAGAAGCGCACGAGGCCGGCATGTAGCGAAAGGCGTTTCAGTACGCTTTTCTCATAGATCCGGTCAATCGACGAGAGGAAGTCACCGACCTTAAGTCTGAGCACATTAGGACGGAAGAGGGCCGATGTAACGTTGCCCTGGTTGTTAAAGCCAGTAGCATTGAGCCAAGAGGTGGTGGACTTGTAGGTGAGACGTCCGCTAGAATTCTGGGTGACCATGTCGGTGACATTGATGTTGCGGTTTAAGACGACGTCGGTAGGGTACTGCAGGACAGAGCCACCAACCTCCTCTTTCCACACGATGACAGGAGCGATAGCGGAAGCGGTGTGAAGGACGAGCACTTTGCCGAATTGCAAGGTAGGCGTGGCAGAGGTACTGAAACACTGGATGTCAGCGAGCGCTTTGTACTCGGCGTCGGTGCTGGGGGAGTTGTTGGCATCCGGGTATCCGGCATAATCACCGGAAGTAGCGCAAGGGGGGTGTAGATACTTGCGCACCCAAGCGGCACCACTAGGGGTATCGGTGGATATGTCCGTCTTCGGGAGGCGAGCCACCTGGGTAGGCTGTAGCACCTCAGGATTGACCAAGTTGTCGTTAAGTCCGTTCATTTTATTAAAATAAATAGGGTGATAATTGTTTTAAATGGTTAAATGATTGTTTAAATATATGATAAATAGGGATATGTAGAAATCTCTAATCAATTAACGTTTAAGTTCGGAAGGTCGCAAGCGACAAGATGCTCAAAACGCACGGACCGCGAATTCTTGATGAAAGCATAAAGATTTTCGAGTTCACCAGGAGTAAAATGTAATCCAATTGAGCGGTAGTAGCACTGAGTCATGCAAAGCCCATATTGGACTTGCGACTGGGTTTTGACTGCCGTAAGTCTCTCCTGCAATGAAGAGAGTGCCTCGAGGAAATGATCACGGTCGCGATAGTTCTTATCCAGGAACTTCGCACTATACCGGACAACGTCGGGGAAAATGCCTTCAGGGGTTAAAAACCAACCGGCAAATTCACCGACGGGACCAATGTGGAGTTTAAGCCCGTGGCCGGTAACGCCGATGATCTCTTTCCCACGTGTGGTCAGAACGCTGGAACGGCAAAGAACGGCTGAATCGTCGCCTTTAAATAGCGCCATACTATAACCACTATAATTGAATATAGCGAAACAGAGGGCGAGGTTACCGATGGTGTTCTCAACGATGGTGAAAGGGTTGCCGGAAAATTGTTTCTCGGTACCGACTAATTTAGTAGTTCCAAACTTGTTACGATAGACCATGGTCCAACGCATGCGAAAGTTCGAGAACCAGTCGACAAGCTCTTGCGGGGCACCCATAAGCCGAAGAAGCCAAGCAGTGAGATCGGCGAAGGGCGTCCTAAAGGACGCATCCCATTCGCTGAAGTCATTGCAGGCCCACGTCGGCTCACCCTTGTGCTGCGCTAAGTAATGCATGTACATGTCGTTGACTTGTGCCTCAGAGTCATGTGTGGCTAGAATGATATTGCGTCCATTCTTTTGAGCGATGTAACGCACGCGCTCGATCATGGCGCGCGCGTAGCCGCCAAAGATGATGTTGACGGCTTTAGAATTTGCGGCTACACCTTGTCCGACTTTATCACTTGTGTCAAAACCCTCTTTCGGGTCAAACTTACTTTGTCGCTTATTGAAAAAGGAGAGGACCTCTTCGACCTCTTCCCACTTAGTGTCAAACTCCTGCGCAGCGGCAGGGTTAGCATTCATCTTTTTCTGCAACTTCTCGAAGTACTGACATGTGTAGTCGCGAAGTTCTTCAGGTGCTATGCGCATGTCTTTCTCAAACCGCGAATTAACGTCGGTTCTGTTGTAAAGAGCGCGCATCAGACCGTTTCGCAAATCAACACCAGTGGCAGCACGTACTTTCGTAGTCATCTTGACCTTATATTTGCGAGAGTATCTCTTAATAAGGGTCGCCAAGGTTTGCTCAGTATTGGAGCTAACCTGGTTTTTGACGAACTTGGATAGGGCAATCTTATAAACTTTGACGGAAGCGTCCGGGTTTGCCGCAGTATCCATTTGCGTATGTAAAAAGCCAGATTGGAGCTCAGGCAATTCAGGGTTGCTGGTTAAAAGGAACTCGTTGTCGGGGTCATTGCAGGGTTTGATGTGTTCTTGAAGTATGGCCTCTGCACAAGCAGGAGTGGCAGAAATGGAGGCCACTTCTGTGGTAGAGGCGAGGCTAATAGTCTGTTCAGTGTGTGTCTTATGGTCGTTTTGTATGTAAGCCTGCGAGATAGTCTCAAATTCACGTATCGGAGATCCGTGTATGGCATAATACGAAGCTATAGGGTTAAAGTCTCCGGCAATCACAAGTTGATGTGTGGCGCGGGACATAGCCGTATACATCCACTCGGATCGGTTGATGATCTGTGACGCAATGCTAGCAGAATCGACATAGAAAACAACAGTGTGGTCTCGTGATCCGGTGTAGCAGGTAATAGTCTGGGCACTAATGTTCTTGTCACGCAACATTTTCGCAGTTGTGTCGTTAAAACAGATGACAGGAATCTTAGTGTTGGCAAACTTGTCAATAACGTCACGATAAAAGCAAATGCCATTCTCGATTGGTGACATGGACACAATCCCGAGCTTATGTTGGCGATTGATTGCACGTGCAACATCTTGAGGGATTTTGTAGGCGACAAGCATGTTGTTGGTGATGCCATAATGCACGACAGTTTTATACTTAGTCGAACTACCGTAGTTGATGTATGGAGTTTGCATAACGTCACCGAGAATAACGATTTTACTCGTCGGATACCTGGCATGTACAAGTGCAATGTAATGCACCGGGAACTGCGATATTTCGTCGATAACAAAGGTGGTAGCCTGCATAGCCACAGCCTCGGGCGTTACAGATGTAAACAACACATGAGGAGTGAATGAACGAACGCCAGCTCGCTGGTGTGCAAGACACAACGTGCGAGACGGAGCAATAAAGATAGCTTTTGTTCCATAATTCTTTATCGCAGTTGTAGTCTTAGAAGCACTGGCAACACCAGTGACAGCTTCCACAATAAAGTTGGCCTTCGGTCCCATAGGTGGGGCAACGACGAATTTCGGTTTGTGTTTAGACATCTCACCGGAAAAATACTCGTCGGTGAACGTCTTAAGATCCTCAGGCGTAGGCAACACGTGCACAGTGACGTCACGATTGTACGTTTCATAGGCCGTGTAGAATCTTTCGTCTGCATCGAAACGGGCTTTCTTGGTATAGCCACGTAGTGTAAAATAACGCTCGGTGCCGTTTTCGGAATATATGCGCTCATCGATGTTGTCGAAATGAGAGGCATACAACCTGAAAACATCATGGCCGTTACCGAAACTTTTAGTTATCAAGCAACCCCCTTCTGCAAGCCGCCCGTGCAAAGCAAGATTAAGAGGAGCAATGATAAGTTCGGAACCGACTGGTCGCGCGGCGTCGTTGAAGATGAAATCGTAAACACAGTCGATTTTCGCCGCAAGATCTTCAGGCGAACGGTATGGCACTACCGGAAACATGTCAGAAGTGCGCATCGGCACACCAGGTTTATAAAAACAACTGGTGAGTTCGATGTTAGGGCGTTGCACACATATGGAGGAAAAATCACCCGGGGCGGCACTGACGTCAAGCACTTTGCCTGCGACACGATTGTCCGCGATGATACGCTCGAATTTGGACGAGCGTGCCGAACCGCCAGACGGGAAGGCAGAATAATGGCCCCCCTCGCCGTGTACGCCGTTATGGTAGATGTGGATAGGCCCGTTAGTAGCGCCGGCATTGATTATAAGCGTCGGCTTACGGAGTTCATGGAGCTGCACAGACATCCCATAGTGAGCGGCAAGCGTACCAATGACAGCACCAGAACAATACTGCATATAATCGCCGTGGTGTATGTAGCAAGCCAGTGATTCGGGCGTAAAGGTGTCTAGCACGCCTATCAAATAGGATTGAAATATTTGGCGCGGTGTGATCCCAATGAGGTGTGTACCCATGGCTTGATGAAAAGCCTGGAAAGCACAATGTCCAGCTCGGAAATGGTCAGGGATCAACTTAAAGGAGCGCATGACGATATCGTCAACGAGCGCGGGGAAGGCACGCGCCTCGTGGTCATTGAGACTGCATGTGCAAGTGCCATAGTCACCAGGGTCAGTATTAATGTTCAACTCCAGTTTGCCAGGTTTAATGTCAATCGGCTCACTGGATGTGGTGATGACCTCGACGTCCGGAGTATCCTCTATCTCGACGTCATCGGACGTTTGGTAAAAGGCAGAGGTGCTGACACAGCGGCACGGTTCAGGGAGGCGACAGGCACGGCACAGTCTATCGATGCCATCTTTAATGCGGTCTGCTATGGAGCCAAAATGGTAAACCTCGGAGACTACAAAGTCTGTAATGTTCTTAACGTAGAAGTTCGGCAAGTGGTCCCCGGCAGGTCGACCTGAAGTCGGGCATATCCTGTCTATAAAGCGGAGAATTGGATTGTACCAAGGTTGGCCGTGGAAATGGTTCTTAAGGTAACCAAACGCATGTTTAATCGTCTGGGTGCGATCGGTACGCGCAATAGCTCCAAGGATAAAAAGGGAGACAAGCACGCGAGAATATTCAGCAGGACCACAAAGCCATTTCTCTTGGTAGGTCTTGCCACCAATAATGATGCTGCGGCGAAGCCCACTTGCGTAGCTGGCGATCTCGTTGAATTTGTAAGCGTCATCCGCAGTGCGTTGCGCATAAGCCATCAGCGCAAGCACGACGTTGTTTGGAACAACGTAATGTCGCAAATCTTTCTGGTGGTGGATGGAACCTTTCTCGACCCACTCAGCGATGTCAGGGACGAGAGAATGGTCAGGGAACCAATTGGTGACAGGGATAGTCGTGTAATAATTGCGTAACGACCGTGTGACCATGGTGGCCGTGATGCACATAAGTGGGCCGTTAGTACGTACTCGCTCAAGAGTGATCATGTTGGCGCCACAGTCAATTAATGAGACGGTCATCCAGTCACGCCATTTCTTTATGGAATGACAATAAGGTGCGCTATAATCACGCATATGAAAAATGATGGAATTTCCATCAGTTTGCGTGCGGAAGCAGTCAAAGACGCCGGCGTAGGAGCTGTCAATGAGTTCCGGCGCAATGAGCATATAGATGACGGCCGTCTTGAGCCCGTGCGAAAAGAACCCGCGGGCGAACTCATCCATTGAAACATCGTATGCAGCGTTGACGGAGTATAGAACGTCAGCGCGGAAACGGCATCGACCGAAACCGTGGTGGCAATCGGGGGTCGGAAAGGAATGAAGCGCATTATTGCGCTGGCTATCAGAGGCGCCTGGTGTTTGTGCGACGCGTGTATTGTCACGGGCACTCATGCCCTCGCCGTAGAGCAAACAATTATGGTGTGCCTTAAGCTTGCAATCGGCGGAGTCGCCGAATGTCATGGCGATTGCGCCACGTGGGAGGTCTCGGATAGCTCGAGAGACTTCGCGATTCGCGTAGTCATTTAAAACCGCGAGCACTGGATGTTGGCTCTCGCGGCGTGCACCGTCTTTCTGCAACACTAGCTGGTGCGGAAAATAGCCCTGCAACTCACTAGCCTCAGCTGGTGTCAGTTGATAGCTGTGGTAGAAGGCGTTGGCGATGCGGTTGGTAATGTATTTATCAAGAAGAGGCTTGTACGCGTCATTCACCGCGTTAAGCCCCCCTTCACTTTTAAGCATAGTCTCAGAATATGGGGAATCCATTTTCGG